GCAGTCAACCGGACCGACGCATCGCCCAGGCTATCCGTGCCGAGACCCGACACCACCAGCCGCGCAACCTCCCGCGCCACCCGATCCCAGAAATCAGCCGGCGCTGCGGTGGTCTGGCCCAGTGGCGATAGGTTAAGCATCGGCAGGTTTGTCCGTTTTCGCAGGGATAAACATTGATCCACGCAGCCGCCAATCCGACGTCGGGCCGTCACGTTCCAGGAAAAACCGCCAACCCGACCCATCGTCGTTTGTGTAGGACAGTCCAATCGTTTGCCATGCCAAACCCTCGTTGTCTTTTGACGCGACCCGGCTCGGCCAATGAACATGCCCCCAGTCAAAATCTTTACGCATCCCAAAACTCCCTCGGCTCCAAGTCAGCCGCGTCATTCAGAACCGGCGGATGCGCGTCCATATCGTAGATGCGGGACGCGGCGTCGATAAGGTCTTTCCAGCGGCCGAAAGGAAAAAAACTATACTCCTCAATGAAATGCAGCGTGACATCATACACTCGCCGCTCCTGATCCACCGCCTTGATCGCTTTCGCCAACAGTTCTGCCGAGCCGCCTTCGATGGCGACCATCTGCGCCCGCGTAGGAGCCGACACCGGCCGGTATCCGATCTCACCGAACGTCTTGCTCTCCGGGTCGGGATCCACCGCCCACAGCGACGGCTTACCGTCCTTCAGCACCGACGCCGGCAGATAGAACCGGCTATTGCGGAAATCCGGTTCTAGCCGCTCCACCCGCTCCCGCTTGCTGTCCGTGCCATCGCGCGGCCAGTTCAATTCCGCGATTGCGAAATGCTCCTTGTCCCGCGCCATCTGCTCCGCGAAATACTCGTCGTCGGACTGCGCGCCGTAGCGTTCGTAGCCGACCGCGACATGCTGCACCCCTGGCGCACGCGACCATTTGCGGTGCAAATTGCGCATATTGACCCACCGCTGCGACAGCGTCATCCGGTGGCACATGCCGTCCAGCAGATACTTGCCGCCGGTGGCGCTGACACCGATCACCGCCATCGCCGTGTTGTCCGACGTGGCCGAGCGGCCCCGCGATGGATCGACCATGATGTAGACGTTCAGCGTGCGCGGGCGGACCTCGTAAGACCGCAGCCACTCCGTCCTAAACGTGGCATCATCGTCCGCCAGCGGGTTCTGTAGGTGCTGGGCGGCCAGGATGGCGCGCGAACTGTCACGCTTGCGCCGCTCCCATTCCTCGACCGAGAACAGCACCGGCCGCCCGTCGAACCGGCCGTTGTGCGTGGCGGGATAAATGCGAGCCGTGGCAGCGCCGCGATCCAGGATTTCGGCGTAGGTGTCGAACAGGCTGTAGCGCGTGCCGATATACCGCACCGCGCCACCTTGCACGCCGAGGTTCTGGCTCAGGTCCCAGGCATCGGTGGTTTTCTTCACCATGTCCGGGGACGACACGGATTCCTTGGTCACGACATCGTCGTAGACCCGCAGCTTGAAATGCCGGCCGGTCGGTTGCCCATCCACCAAGCCCCAGGCTTCGAGCGTGGCTTCCTTCGGGTTGCCCTTGCGCCGAACAATCAGGCCCTCGTCCTCGCTCCACTTGGGCGATTCCTTGGACGGTTTGGCCCACAGCACGTCGGGGTAGATCGAGCAGAGGAACGTATTGCCTTCAAATTCTTGCTTTATCTGCCGCAGGAATGCCTTCGCGATACCGCGCGTGTGGCTGAATATCCCGACCGTTACCTCAGGATCGCGCAGGATATCCTGGATAGTTAGGCCGAAGGTTATGATTGAGGACTTTCCGTGCTCCCGCCCCCATAGGTCAAGATATCCATCCGGCGCGGCCTGCACCTCGCGGCATCGGTCGAAGAGCCAGTCCTTGTTGATATCGGGCCGGCGCAGCAGTCTGACCAGAAGGTAGAACAAATCTTCCCGGCCGAGCCACGCTTCAATTTCGCGCCAGCGCGGCAAACCGCCTTGCTCGAATGCCGCAATCTGGATGCGCTCGTAGTGCCGGATCGCCTCGACGCGGTCTAGCTTAAGGTCGGGATGTAGCACTGATGAGGTCCGTGATCGGGGGGCGATTATCCTCGATCGTCACCGCAAGCGGCGATTCGGCATCTCCTGCAATGGTGGTGCGGTCCCCGTAGACCTTGGGCAGTATCTTGGACGTCAGCCACTTGCGCGCGTCGTAGCGCAGCCGGCTGCGTTGGATGTGCTCGCCGTTGGCCTTGTAGCCGGGGTTGTCCGGGTCGTTGGCGGCCATCCAGTCGTTGCGGCCGTCGTCGGCGATGGCAATAAGCTGCTCCGCCAAGGCGTGGGCCTGGCTTTCTCTCGCGCGTGCGTATTTCGCAGCGAACCCTTCCCTGTTGTCGTCAGCCCACAGACGCACGGTGGACTCTGCGGGCATCCCATCGGTCCGGCAAATCTCGATCAACGGCTCACCGGCACTGAGGCGGCGCAGGATTTCCGTCGCTACTTCGTCCCGGTATACCGTCTCGAACTTTGCCATCAGGCCGCCACCGGCTGCAAAGGACCGACGCCCTTTATCGCAGCAACCACGCGCCAGCCCTGATAAGCATCTGCCCCAAGCCAAAAATACAGCGGCGGCATTGCGCCCGGAATAACCTCGCGCCGAAATTGCCCGTGCTGGTCGTAGCCTCCCACCGTAAACGAGCGCCGCAGTCTGGTTGCCCGATGGTCCCATGTTTCCGCCATCACGGCACCGGCCGAATCGACAACGCCAACGCCTTAACCCGGTCGCGGACCATTTCCGAGTGCAGGATCAAATCCCCCACCCCCCGTGCATCGGACAGCAGATCGGCCACCGCCAGCGTCGGCTGGCCCTCGGTGGTGCACACCACGAGAAACCCAGTCACCACTCCGTCGTTCGTCCGACGCAGCAGTTCCGACGCCACCGCCAGGACGTTATCCCGTAGCGACGGTGCGACCACCGGCTTGTCGTCATCGCCGATACGGATCACCGTGCCGGGCGGGTGCGCCTCGGCGATCGTGTCAGTCGTCTTTCGCTTGGCTTTCACGGACATGCTCCTATCGTTGCACACAAAACAGGCGGTTGTCTATACCGCATCGGTCGCACTATGGCGCACCGATGCGGACTGCGGCGGATATAGTGCGGGCTGGCTGGCGATCCAGGCAAGCCCGGCTTGCACGTCGATCAGCGGGCGCGAGTTGACCTTGCGGGCGATCAGGTCGCCCCGGCGCATGGCCTCATAGGTAGCGGTGCGCCCCATGCCGGATAGACCGCACCAGCGGTCTACGGTGGCGTAGGCAACCCCTACCGCCGCGGCTTTCGTGTCACTCATGCCAAACCCCCAAATCCGCCCACACAGCCCGATCCGGTCCTGGCCACCCTGCCATACCGGCCAACCCCCACACAACCCCCAGCAGCCCGCATTTTGGCTCCTGGCGCCATGTTGGGAACTGTGGGGACGCGAGACGCGCACCGCAACCAACATGCCCACAAAAAAATACGCGGGATGCGGTGGGCCGCCCGAAACGACACAGCCGTCTCGGGACGGGGGTCCTAAAGACGGCTGCGTTGCTAAGCGTAACTCTAACCTCTGCCTTGACCGCGACACCCTGGCAAAGATTCAGTCTGCAAGTGAATCATACTACGCCCGGGCTTTGCGGTCAAGCGCAGCTTTTCCACCTGGGTCAAGCACGTATATAGACGCCAAAAAAATACGCGGGATGCCGCATATTCCTGTTGACATCGCGCGGAATACCGCGTAGAAGGGTTGCACCGGACGCGATGGGCGCACGGGAGAGAGGGAGACGGCACGATGGCAACCGCTTTGACGAACGAGGAAAAGGTGTTCTTGGCCCGCATGGCGCACCACGCTGCGAACGGTCACGGATTCGACACTGCGGCCCGCATGGTTTTGGCCGACGACCGCCGCATCTGGATCGCGTTGCAGGATCGCGACGCCGGACCCGCTATCCTCGATCAGATGGCTGCGGACGTCTGGCATAAGTGCCGCGCCGCATAACCCACCCCCACCCCCACCCGGCCGGGCACGGGCTCGGCCGCCAACCCACCAGGAGC